TGGTGGATTTGACCTCAAACACGCTTTTGCGCATCTCGCGCTGGATGTCGGAACACTTCCAGGAGTAAACCAGATCCTTATAACTGGCACTGCGGATGATCTGGGTTTGCACCAGGGTGTAGGTGGACCAGTCCATCCCCTGAAACCCGACATAGAACCGGGCACGCTTGCCGCGCAAGCCAAGGCCAGCGTTCAGCTTGGCCCGCTGCTTTGTGGTCAGGCCGTCATCGAGGGCGGAGAAAGAAAGGGCGCCGATCTCGGAGAGCGCCTTATCTGGGTTGATCTTCTGAGTGGTGCCGGAGATGTCCGTTAGCGCCGACTCAAATATTTCACCCGCCAGCCCATCCACGGCATGGCTGGTCAGATAGATGACATCCTCGCCGGCGTCATCAAAGGCCACCTCAACAACAAACACAGGCTCCTGAGATTCGGACTGGTTGTACTGGGAAAATTCAGTGGTATCTGTTCTCATATTTCTACTGCCTGCCAGTTGTATTGCCAGAATCCGGTGATGTCCACGCGGGTTTCTGCGTAGTCGCCTTGAATGATGTAGGCCCTGGGATCGTCGGGTATTGCTTCTGTGCCGTACACGTCCAGCGTCCAGGTCTCGCCGGCGGCTACGGAATCCAGAAACTCAATCACCTGAGCCTTGAGTGCGTCGTCTTTGAAAGGCGGGGTCTGGAAGTTTTGTTGGTTTTCACGGTGCATTAGCCGTGTCATCCGGCGGCCGGACAGGCTTTTCGCTTCCCGGATCATTCGCTTGGGGCTTCGGTTTGCCGTGCGCAGCGGCAGCACGAAAGCCACCTGGTCGCCAAGGGAGTGCCCGGGCAGGAGTGATCTAGCTGCTGAGAAGATTATGGTTGCCATATTTCACCCAAAAAAAAGCCCGATCTGTGTCGGGGCTAATTGGTCGATTGGTCTAGGGGTTGTAGGTTTGGTATTTATAGTCCTTTACCAGGCCGTCTGGGCCGAAGGTTATATCGATTCCTTCGCTTTCCATGCTACCCATGCCGCTGATCTTTGCGTATCCCCAATTCATGGTGACGTCCCCGTTTGCGGTTCGGGTTATGGAGGCCGGCTCACCAAACTCTAGCTTGGCCTGCTCCAGCGTGGTCTCGCCTCTTTCTATGCTGCTGATGAAGCTCTGGTCTAGAGGCTTCCCGGCAGTTGTCGTACAGGCCGAAAGCGCGACTACAATAAAAGCCATTAACAATTTCATTCAATACCTCCGAGGTTTTTCGGAAGCTTAGCAGGGCCTGCTCAACATTACCTGCCCGCCAGGGCGCGACCGTTCCGAGACGCAGGCTCAACCAGAACAAAATCGGTGCTGTCCAGGTGGTCTTTTATTGATCTTGAGATCTGATCGGCGTCCAGCCCGTTAACGTCTCCGTTAAATATAATCTGAACGCCTCGCCGGTCGTCTTCTATCCGGTCTGAATGGAAGGGTCAGAGGGTGATGTAACCGGAGGGTTGGTGCCGCTTGAAGAATTTCCGCCAGTGCCCACTGATCCGCCGCCACCATCGGTTACCTGGTAGGCCTTGGCAAGGCCAGTTGCAGCAATAAGCCCGACTTTTACGGCGCCCATAAATTCAACGCTGGCGGATGCGCTGGCGGCCCGGCCGATAGAAGTGGGGTCTCCAGGTACTAGCTGGCTCGCAAAGGCTAGCGTTGCTGCCGTCTGCGTGTGGGCTATCGTCTGAGCAATGGCCATCCCTTTGGTTATCGCAATGGATGCCAGAGCTGCGGCTTTGTGCTCCCCGGAGTAGACGTTAAGGAGGCCAATCCCTGCCTGCACGGTCGAACTGCGCAAAGATCCGATAGCGGCCTGTGTTTTTCTCTCAAGAGCCTCCCGCTTTTCCGCCGCTTCCTCTTCAGCGTCGATAAGATCCTGTATTCTCTCTTTTTCTTTTTGGGCCGCCTCATTGCGAAGCTCAGACATGGCCTCCTATTTTTCTTTTCGTTTTCGAATCGGAAGTTGTCCGCGGCCATTTCGCTTATAGTTGTAGCCTCTCTAAGCGCTGTAATTTCTTCGTCGCGCTCGCCGTACAGGCGCAGTATTGTTTGCTTCTCAGTCTCAAAATGTGTGGTTAAGGTCTCAAGTCTTTTGGCGAGGTCTTCCTCAAGGCCGTCACGTCCGGACGTGTCGGTACCGCCGCTTCCGCCTGACGTATCAGGTGGCTCGGGCGGATCTACAAGGTCGAGTAACGGTGCTGGCTTTCCTCCCTTCCCAATATTGTTGCGGAAATTAACGATTTTGTTTTCCGTCTCGGCAATCATGTCCCAGATTTCGTCTTTGTTGTAATAGACGACGGCGCCATCTTTGCCGAAAAAGCGAACCCTATTTGTTGGGTTATCGAGCATGGAGTACAGGGTGCCAAGCTCGTCTTCTAGCCTCACAATGTCGTCAGCCGCTGCCCCGGCAGTCATGGCCGCCAGCTCTTCTGCCAAGAACTGAGTTATCTTGATAGTGCCGTCAATGGCCTGGGCCGCTTTATTCATCGCGGTAACAACGGCAGTGCCCAGGGCCTGCGCTGATTTCATTGTTGATTCGTCGGAAAGCAGATCAATCAGGTCGTTGATCGCCGGGAGGGCACCCAGCACGACTTCGTTTTTCATTCCGGTGGCCGCACCGGTCAGCTCATCAAGGCCGCGCTTTATATCCAACAGCTGCTTGAATTCAAGATCAGAAAATACGTTACCCGTGCGCTCCGCTTCATCGCCAAGGATCTTCATTCCCTTGCCGTTGTTTATCAACAAGGGCCAAAGGGCGGCACTATCACCAGCCAGGGCTTCCATGTAGAAGGTCATATCAGCCTGCGATACGTTGGCCTTTTCTAGGCTGCTAACGTATAGCTGCAGGGCATCGGGTCCGGATAAGTTTTTGAATTGTGCTGCCGTTACACCAACCTTTGGCGCGATGTTCTCGAAGAAGTCGGCCATTGGGCCGCCGCCGGTCTGGATGAAGTCACCGATGCGGTCGTTCGTATCCTTGAGGATGTCGGAAAGCTTTTCTTGTTCAATGCCGTAGCGTTTGGCGCCGTAGGCAGCTTTCTGAAACTCTTGTGGTGTGGCCCCAGCCTGGCGGGCAAGGTTTTGAACTTCGCGCGCACCGGTAGAAGTTGAGACAACCATTGCTGCAATGCCTGTTACAGCAGCGGCCGAGGCTGCGGTAAGGGCGGCACCTATCTGATTGGAGTAACGCTCGATTTGCTTCGCGGTCTTCTGGGACTTGCGAGAGGCTTTATCCATGCCCTGAACGAAGCCGCCCGTCTTGGCGACCAGGTCCAGCGTTAATGCGCCAAGCGACTTAGAGGCCATGCCGTCTCCGAATCCTTAAAGTTTGGTTACTTCCATTCTGCCATGGCCTGCTCAAGCGATAGCTCGGGGCGGTCATGGTTTGGCGCAAAGTCGTAGAAGCTGAACGCCTTGGAGTCTTTCTTGCGGCTTAGGTTGGCAGTGAGTGACGCTATCATTGCTGATCCGGCCTCAGCTCTGAGGCCGGCATTTAGCGATCCGCGCCGCTGGCGATAGGCCACCCACTGCGCAAACTCCACCGCACTCATGGACTCCTGCGCTTTGGCGATGGTGTTGCCGCCAATGCCGTTAAGCACCAGCTCATGCCACACCTCCACCTCTGGCGTCAGCTCCCAGTCTTTCCCAAGTGATTCACTTCACTGATTGCCGCGAGCAACGCCATGGTCAGGTTTCCGTCCAGGGCTCCGCGCTCTGGATCGGACTCGCCCGTTATGTCGGCAGGAGTGAATACTGGTTTGCCTTTTTCATCCACTATGCTCGCCGCGATCCTGCCGGCTACTGGGTCACCATTGCCATTCATGGCCTTTATATCTGACACGGTTGCGCTGTAGGAGAGAGGGCGCACGTAGGTAGTCATGGTGTATTCGTTATCGCCATGCTTCCAGGTGATTTCCTTCTCCACCGGCGCGCCTGTAAACGCCCCGGCTTTTTTAGGCTGTCAAGGGAAAGGCTCACGTTGCACCCTTCTTGATCCACGCGGAATTACCTGAGCGCTGAATGCTGACTTCAGTTGTGACCACCGTGTTCTGTGCGAAATCAAACGGGAAGTCTGAAATGTAGCCTTGGAAAGTGAACCAGGTACGGGTTGCTGGAAGCTCGAAACCGTCTTCGCCGACGTTCAGTGTTGGCGCGTCTGTGCCATCTGACCAGCCGATAGCGAACTTCAATACCGGTGCAGGGTTTTCGCGTGACAGCCCGTAAAGCGTTAAGTGGCTTTCATTGTCCGGGTCTGCGTTGATGCCCATGGTTGCTTGGCCTGGTGTGCGCAAGCCAGCCTTGTAGCTGCGCTCGAATGCTTCAAGGCAGGTGTCTTCAATCTGGTCAGCAGGATCGCCGCCGGGGCTGAGTGATGTGA